AGACTACACTGGTTTCGGTTGGGTAATGATTAAGAATGGTGTCTTCGAAGATAAGAAGATGACCTATCCTTGGTTTGCTCCTAAGATGCAAGTCTTTGAATCCGGTGCGGTTCAAGATATGTGTGGAGAGGACGTTAGTTTCTGTTTAGATGCTATTGAAGCCGACTATGAAATCTGGTGCGATCCTCGGATACGTGTTGGCCATGAGAAGACGAGGGTACTTTAAGATATGGCAAAGTCTAAAGGAGTACTAGGTAATGAGACTAGTGAAGCGAGACCCAAAAAAACTCGACAAGGAAGAGGCAAACATACGAAATATGCCGCCTCTTCTCGGAATAAAGCACCTAAGAGATACAGGGGACAAGGATGATTGACTATGAACTAATTAACGAGAAACTCAAAAGCGGATTAACACTCCGCTTTGATGTAGGTCTCTCTTTTAATATGCCCAACGCTACCAAATGGTTGAATGATGACCCAAACGTCTATGTTATTGGAATCGAACCACATCCTAATAACTTTAAATCTTGTTGCTCGCACCTGGAGACTCTCGATGCGGGGGATAGATGTTACCTTATTGAAGCTGCTATTTCTAACGTCGGTGAATCCAGCGAACAAGATTTCTACGGACTTAGTGGCGATCCTGGGACTAGTTCTCTTTGTAGACCAATTGGAAGATTTGAAAACCTCGTTGACCGGATATATTCCGTCGAAACTGTTAGTTTAGCATCAATTTTAGATAATTTAAATTATAAAAAGGTAGATGTACTTAAATGTGACACTCAAGGGAACGATTTAAACGTACTTAAGAGTGCTGGAGACCATCTTAAGAAGGTAGATTTCATTTATGCGGAGTATGATGAGTCAGAAGACTATGAAAATGCTAATACAGGTGAAGAATTAGATAAATTTTTAGAAGATAGTGGGTTTGAATGCTATGATCGCATCTATGTTGCAGAAAGAAACGGTAAATTAGTTGATTGTGAGTACAGAAATCTAAATAGCACAGCAGACAAGTCCGGACCACGTTGGAATTCTAACTAAAATGGAAGCATCAAACGACTTTTTAGATAACCTAGCAGCTCATCAACATGAAAAACTGCTTAGAGAGATATGGGAAGACGATTTAACACCTAAAAAGAGTATAAAAGTCCGAGATGGTTTGCATGAAAGGGCAATAATTCAAGATTTAGAGAACGAAGATCCATACGGTGATGATAAGGAATTGTTTAATCCAGAAAAACGTGTCTAAATAATAAAAAATAGTAGCGTTAAATGCCTGTCCAACGAGTATCACGTACTTTTAAGGACATTTCTCTGTCTTTCGTACCTCATCCTATTACCAGAGACGTAATTCCTCTGAAGAATGAGAATGCGATATCTCGTGCTGTTAAAAATTTAGTCTTAACCCATCTCCAAGAACGTCCTTTTAATCCAAACTTGGGTTCTAGGTTAGGTGAAAGTCTATTTGAACTGATGGATACTACATCAGCATCTGCTATAAGTGAAGAAATCACTGAAACCATTGATAATTTTGAACCAAGAGTCAGTTTACGGAATGTAGAAGTCATTCCTTACTATGATTCTAACGCTTTTGACGTAACAATTGTTTATGATATTGTTGGGATTGAAGCTCCACCTCAATCACTCAATTTTCTATTAGAATCATTTAGATAAATGCCATTAACTCAGTTTACAAATCTAGATTTTGACCAAATAAAGACTCAAATTAAGGATTATTTGAGAGCAAATTCTAATTTTACCGATTTTGACTTCGAAGGATCGAACATGTCGGTCCTAATAGACACTCTTGCGTATAATTCTTACATTACTGCGTACAATAGCAACATGGTTGCTAATGAAGTCTTTATTGATAGTGCAACTTTAAGAGAAAACGTTGCCGCTTTGGCTCGAAACGTTGGATATACCCCTAGATCGAAGCAAGCAGCAACTGCAAAGGTAAGTTTTTTCGTTGATACGTCTGGATATTCAGTACAACCTCTAACTTTAACATTAAAAGCAGGAATTGTATCTGTTTCTAACACTTTTGCAAGCGAAAATTATAGTTTCGCTATAATGAATGACGTAACAGTACCTGTTGTTGATGAAATTGCAACTTTTTCTAATGTTGAAATCAAAGAAGGGTCATATTTAACAAAAACTTTCACTTATAGAGAGACTGGAGACGATGTTCCCATTGAAAAATTCATTTTACCTAATGATGGGATCGATACATCAACAATTAAGGTAACTGTATCACCTAATAGTGCTGCAACCAACTTAAAAACCATTTATAAGTTAACAAATAACATTATTGACGTAACTAACACTTCTTTAATCTTCCTTTTACAAGAAGTTGCTGACGAAAAGTATGAAATACTGTTTGGAGACGGTAAATTTGGTAAAAAACTCGAAGATTCTAATTTTATAAGTGTAAATTACATTTCTACTAATGGTTTAGATGCAAATGGTGTAGATTCCTTCACATTTACTGGAAATATTGAAGATAATACAGGTGTTGTTGTTACTGAAGGAATTTCTCTACTTACAACAACACAAAAAGCAGAAAATGGGTCTTCAATTGAATCAGTTCAGTCAATTAAGAAATATGCACCCTTAGTTTACTCTGCTCAGAACCGTGCAGTGACTGCAGATGACTATAAAGCAATTGTTACTAAAATTTATTCTAATACAGAGTCAGTTTCAGTATATGGTGGAGAAGATACAAGTCCTCCACAATTTGGTAGAGTTTTTATTAGTATAAAACCAAGAAATGGTAAATATTTGTCTCAAATTGAAAAAATTGAACTTAAGAACAAATTAAAGCGTTATACAGTAGCTGGAATTCTTCCAAACATTATAGATCTTAAGTATCTATATGTTGAAATGGATAGTAGTGTATATTATAATGCTAACGCTACGAATAGCGTAAATGCCCTTAAAACGGCGGTTATTGGCACTTTGGATACATATGCTAAGTCAAGTGAATTAAACACCTTTGGAGCACGATTTAAGTTCTCTAAGGCATTGAATTTAATTGATAAGACTGATAGTGCTATTACTTCTAATATCACTAGAATCTCTATGAGAAGAGATTTAAGACCTGCTTTGAATGACTTAGCAACATATGAACTTTGTTATGGTAATGCTTTTAATGTTAATTCATTAAATGGTTATAATATTAAATCTTCTGGATTTACTGTTAGTGGTATAAGTGGAACAGTTTATCTTTCTGATATACCTAATCCAGATAGAAAGAGTGGTAGAGTAATTTTATTCAAACTATTAGCTTCTAACCAGGTTGCAGTTGTTAGAAATAATATTGGAACAATAGATTATACTAAAGGTGAAATATTATTAAATGCGTTAATCATCAATTCTACTACTATTGCTGGCGATCAACCAACTATACAAATCAGTGGTACACCTAAGTCTTACGATGTTATCGGATTACAGGATCTTTATTTGCAACTAGATAATAGTAACAGTTTAGTTACAATGGTTTCTGATACTATATCTTCTGGTGCTGATATATCTGGTTCTAACTATGTGGTTAGTTCTAGTTTCCCTAATGGAAGAGATGATCGTGAATCTCCTTTAGTAAGAGGAGTTCCACAATATACTACCGTAACTGGCACTGAATCATACACTGTACAAGAAGTTGATACTTCTTATGCAACAACTTATACCACTTCTACAACATTTAATTCTACTGAAGTAACAGCTAACACAACTAGCGGCGGATACTAATACTAATGATAGAAACAAGAGCCAAAACTTACTCGGTAGTCTCTAATCAGATTCCTGAACAGATTAGAAGTGAGTCTCCACTATTTGGAGAATTTTTGCAACAATATTATAAATCACAAGAAGCGCAAGGAGCTCCAATTGACCTTGCGGAGAATTTAGATCAATATATTAAGAATGACTCTTTTCGTCAACAATCTCTTGTTACATCAACTAACTTAGATGGAGCAATTACTGCATTTGATACAACCATTTCAGTAAACTCTACTGTAGGTTTTCCTGAGCGTTATGGATATTTAAAAATTGATAATGAGATAATAACATATACAAGTAAGAGTAAAAGACAGTTCTTTGATTGTAAACGTGCTTTTAGTGCAATCACATCTTTGTTTAATAATGATGAGAGTGATAGACTTACATTTTCAACTTCAGAATCTGCAACACATGTAGATGATAGTGTAGTACATAACTTAAGTAATCTTTTCCTTATTGAATTTTTCAGAAAATATAAGGAACTTTATGTTCCTGGATTGCAAGACAGATCTTTCGTTAGTGGACTTGACCAATCTCTTTTTGCAAAACAGGCTAAAGACCTTTATACAACAAAAGGTACTGATGATTCATTCGAAATTTTATTCCGTGCTTTGTATGGTGCAACAGCCACTATTGTAAAACCATATGAAAATACAATTAAACCTTCTGATGCAGATTATAGAATAACAGAAGATTTAGTTGTAGTTGCTCTTTCTGGAGACCCTTATAAACTTATTGGTCAAACATTATATCAAGATGCCGTTGATGGAGTTCTTAATTATTCATATGGTTCAATTGCGAATGTAATTTCCTATAACAGAGAAGGAAATACATTATATCAAATAAGTTTGGATGCTGGTTCAGATAAGGATATTAGTGAATCTGGATCTATCTACGGTAAGTTTAGTATTACTCCTACAACTAGAACTGTAACTGACGAAATTGCTAATGTCAATACAATCTATGTTGATTCTACTATTGGTTTCCCATCTTCTGGAACTCTAGTAATTGATGGTAAGGAAATTACTTATACTAGTATTACTACAACTCAATTTCTAGGACTTTCTGATAATACTGCTGTTATTAATAAAGATGCCTTAGTTAGGTTAAAATCTAGTATTTACGGATATGATGATGACGGCAATAAGATAACTGTAAGAATTACAGGTGTTGTTTCTGATTTTGTAATTCCTGGACCAAGTAATCAAATGGTTACTGGGGATTCAATTGATATACAAAATCTTGGTATTTTAGAAGATACTAAAAAATCATTTACTGAGTGGATCTATAATGTTCCTAATATTTTCAATGTAGAAACTGTTGAAGATATCGGTAACGGTAATACTAAAATTATTTGTCCAGAAGTTCATCTTTTGTATATTGGCGATAAGGTTACTCTTATTGACCAATCTACTTCTGCGGAAAGTAGTGCTGAAGTGGTTGATGTACCTTCTAATAAAATTGCAATTCTTAGTGGTATTGGATTTATAGATCTAGCACATACATTTAAAGCTAGAAATGAATTAATTAGGGCTGAAGTACTTCCTGCTGTTAAACAACCAACTTATAAGTTTAGTGCAAACGTTTCTAATGCATATGATTTAAACGTTGTTGGTATTGTTAGTGGAGCTCCTTATGCTGGACCTTACCATACCCATAATGGTAAAAAAATGGTTGGGCCTAGGCATACTGATGCTCCACATGCTTATATTGAAGGTAAACCAGAGAACCAGACTTATGTAACGTCTTCATCTATTCCATTTTATGCTAATCAACAACTTAATGCTGACTTAAGAGGTATTTCAGTAAAAATTGCTGCTACTTTTTCTGGACAAACTATTTCAACTGCTAGAAGTCACGATTTTATTACTGGTGATGAAGTTTATTATGTTCCAGGTACGACAACGACCTCTACTTTGATTGATGGAGTTGTTTCTACTTCTACAACTACTTTACCACTCTCACCTTTAACAGAAGGTTCATATTTTGCATATAAAGTTGATGACCAATCTTTTAAAATAGCATATTCTCGTGCAAACATCGATGCTGGTAAGTTTATTGATGTAAGTGGTAATTCAGCTGGTATTACAACACATGAATTTGCTAGTAGACTTAAAGATAAGGCAATTGACTCACAAAGATTAGTAAGAAAGTTCTCTGAACCTGTATTTGACTCTTCTGGAGATGAATTTACAACTATTCCTGGTGAAAAAACAGGTATGTTTGTAAATGGCGTAGAACTTGCAAATTATAAGTCAAGAGATGCGATTTATTATGGAGAATTGGATGCAATTAACGTTTTGAATGGTGGAAGTGGACATGATGTCATAAATCCACCGGAATTACTTATTACTGACAATGCAGGAGTCGGTGCTACTGGTCATGTTAATGTAAAAGGTTCTTTTGAGAGAATAGATGTAAAATATGCAGGATTTGATTATCTAGAACAACCTCAAATTACAATTTCTGGTGGTAATGGTGTAGATGCTAAAGCAGAAGCAAAAATGAAGCAGGGGACACATGCTCCCACTCTTGACGTAGAAGTTGGCATTGATACATCGGATAATATTATTGGATTTACCACTTACCATTTATTCAATGATGGTGAGAGAGTATTTTACCGTCAAAACAACGGTACTGCTGTGGGAACCGGTACAACGTCCTTAGGTGATGGTTCAATTTACTTTGTAGGACTTTCTAGTAATACTGCTATCACATTACACTCACATTATGATGATGCTATTGCTGGAATCAATACTATAGACCTGTCGGATAAAGGATCAGGTACTCAGAAGTTTGAAAGTGTTGATAAGAAGAATGTTGTTGATAAAATCTTTATAACCAATTCAGGAACTGGATATGAGTATAAAAAGAGAAGTGTTTTAGTTGCAGGAATTAACACTGCTAAAAATACAATTAATATTAAGAATCATGGATATAAAGATGGGGAAATTTTAACTTATGAAACTACAGGAACTACAATTAGTGGATTAGTAACTACAGCACAGTATCAAGCTATTGTTGTTGATAATAATAACTTTAGAGTAGCTCTTGCTGGTGTTGGAGGTACTTTAACTGAATCTTATGATAATGGAACCTATGTTAGGTTTACTGGAGTTGGAGTAGGAACTCATATATTCAATTATCAACCAATTTCTGTTTCAATTAGTGGAGAACTTGGTATTTCATCTTCTTTGGGTGATTATCATGCAACTATGATTCCTGTTGTAAGAGGATCTGTTACAACGGTTGATTTAACACAAAATGGTAGTGGATATGGTAACTCTTCCATTGTAAGTTACAACAGAACACCAAATATCGATTTTCTTGCTGGATCTGGTGCTGAACTTAGACCAGTTGTCCAAGATGGTAAAATTGACCAGGTAATCGTTACTAGAGGAGGTACAGGATATAATTCTCCTCCAGAAATCATTACATCAGGTATTGGTACTTATGCGACACTAACTCCAGTCATAGAAGACGGTGTAATCACTTCTGTGACCGTTGTTAATGGTGGTGTTGGATTTGTTACTGATAGATCTTTCCTAAGCGTAGAGACTGCTGTAGATGCCGCTGGTAGAGCACCTGTTATTGAACCCAAGGTCAAAGCATGGGAACTGGATAATGTAAAACGTTATAAGTCACTTATAAAACTTGATGATGGCTTTATGGAGCCTAGTACTGCTACATTTGGATCACAATTTACCCATTTGTATGCTCCTAGAAAATTAAGAGAGATGTTACCATCTCTAAAATTAAATGGTAAAAAAGATTATGGTACATATGATTTAGAGTATGAAAATGCTGAAGAAGTGTCTTCAAACCACTCTCCAATATTAGGATTTGCTTATGATGGCAATCCAATCTATGGACCTTATGGATTTGCTAATATTGATGGTGGTGCTATTAGGAGAATGGTTCCTGGTTATGAATTAAACGCTACTAGATCACTTGGACCTAGTGTAGGTGATTGGGAATTAGGATCATTTACTAATGACTATACATTTACCAATAAAGGTGACTTAGACAAGTATAATGGTCGCTTCTGTAAAACACCTGATTATCCAGAAGGTACTTATGCATACTTTGCAACTATTGATAGTTCTTCACAACAGGATGCTACATTTGATAAGTACTTTACTCCTGTATTCCCATATGCAGTTGGTGAAGCATTTAAGTCTAAACCTGATTCTTATAACTTTAGTCCAGATTCAATTACAGATAAAGTTGAACTTGATAAAGGTGGTTATGTAAGAAACATTTATCCATACAAACTTTCATTTAATGCAAGTGATTATGAATATGTAAAACGTCCAGATAAAAATGTTGATGATTTTGCATCCATAGTTTATGCTGCTACTGGTGGTGTAGAGAGTGTTAAAATTGAATATGGTGGAGTTGATTATAAAGTTGGTGATAGAGTAATATTTGATAATACAGAAACAGGCGGTTCTAATGCTTCATCAAAGGTAACTAAGATTGGTGGAAAAGATTTAGTTAAAATTTCTTCTTCTACTACTAAGAAGGATGGAGTTACTTTTGAAGTAGCTCTTGATAAAAAGAAAGTTATTGCTAGAACACCAGCACCTCATGATTTTAAAAATGGTGATTTTGTTAGTGTATCGGGGATATCTTCTCAGTCAATTATTAATTTAGATGGTGTTTATAATATTGGAGTTAATACTTCAACATTTAAAGTAGCAACTGGTATTGGAAGTACTGGTGTTACAGGAATTGTTACATTTGTTCCAATTAATGGAGATGTAGCAGTTCTAAAACCAACTGATGTAATTGGTATTTCAACAGAACAAATGTTTGTTGTAAATATTGATGAATTTAATTCAAGAATTAGGGTAATAAGAGAATATGGTGGAACTGTAGGTACTGCTTATACTCAAGGTTCAATAATTGAAGAAAAACCAAGAGCTCTCACTCTTAACGTTGGTGTTAAAACAGATAAAGAAATTAAACTTCAGAATAGTACTTATTTTGATCCATCAGAAGTAGTTGGTCTTGGAACCACTGCAGGTGTTGGTATTAATAGTATTATATCTGTAACTGCACCTGGCTTGGCAGTTGGGGTTGGTACTTCTGTTGCTATTCCAACAAGATCAATTTATATTCCAAGTCATAATTTTAATACTGGAGATTCTTTAAATTATTCAAGTGGTGGTGGAACTGTTGTTTCAGTTTCTACAGATGGAATTAATAACTTTAATCTTCCAACACAAGTTTATTCTATTAATTTAGGACAAAATATTATTGGTTTAACATCAATGCCAGTTGGAATGGGTTCTACTGGTTATGTTGTTGGTGTTGGATCTACTGCTGCAGAGCAACTTTATTTCCATAGTGTTGGTACTGGAGTAACACATTCATTAACTACTCAAGATACTCAGTTAACTGGTATATTAGAGAAAGTTGTAGTTACTGCAACTGCTACTACTGCTCATAATCTTGGAATTGGTGATACTGTTTTCTTAAGTGTATTACCTGGAATTACTTCTTCATATACTGTTAAGTATAATGATTATAATAGAAAGACAACTGTAGGGTTAGCAACTTTCTTACAAGGAGATGTAAGTACTACTAATAATACTATTAGTATTAGTAATCATGGTCTTAATACTGGTGATCAAGTAATATATGAATCAACTAGTGTAGTATCTGGTTTAAGTGATAATACTGGTTATTTTGTAATTAAAGATAATGCAGATAAAATTAGATTAGCTTCTAATCGTCATAATGCTACTATTCAATATCCATTAGCAGTTTCTTTAGCATCTACTGGTGGAGCAGTAACACATTCTCTTCTTCCTATTAATCCTCTTCTTACAATAACCAGAGGACAAAAGTTAGAATTAAATGTTGCTGACAGTTCATTAGCTAATGTTTCAGGTGGTACAACCTACTCCGCATTCTCAGTTAACTTCTATAGAGATCAAGATTTTAAACATGAATTCCTTACAGTAACACCAGACCAATTTGATGTTACTACTAGTGGAAGTGTTGGTATAACTGGAGGAAGAGTATTTTTACAAACTAATACTAAGACTCCTGAAATACTTTATTATAACTTAACTCCAGTTAATCCAGATAGGATTACTACAGTTCAATCTGAAATTGTTGTTGATAAGACTGTTAAGAATTATAACACAATTAAATTAGTAGATTCTTTATACGATGGTAATTTTAAATTATCTGCTATTGGATCTACTACATTTATTTTCAATGTTCCAAAAGAACCAGAATCAGCATCTTATACAGATATAACTGCATCTTTATCATATGAAACTTCTTCTGCTGGTGCTTTAGGTCCTATCGCAGATGTTAAGATAACCAATAAAGGATTTGGTTATAAGACTATTCCTGGTATTTCTACGGTTAGAAGAACATATACAGGAACTGCTGCTACCACTTATGGTAATGGTTGTGTTTTAAGAGTTGAAAGTAATTCAATTGGTAAAGTACAAACAACTCATATTACCAATCCTGGTTATGAATTCCCATATGATCAGACTTTACGTCCAACAGGAGCATTACCAA